TTTAGTATAATTTTTTTTGGATTCAAGGGATTTGTTTTTGAATCTTAGCACCGTCAACGGACAACAACACAGCGCACACGGCGCACATATTTTATTTATTTTTAATTCTTTGTTTTATGTCTACTTCTATTTCAACCCCAAAAGTTTCTACTCAGGTAGAATTTTTCAGCACGGCAACAGCCAACTTTGCAGTTATCCGCGATGACATCCAATTTAGGGAGGAGCGCGTTCTTGAGGCCTACATACAACGTGCCTTGCAGGTATGGGAATGCGACTTCTACTTCAAGAAGCACAAAAAGGACCTGGCCGCCCAAGGCATCAAGGCAGGCGACTTCAAGGAGCGGTGCGGTGTTCACGCCTCCGAGAAATCAAGTTGGAGCAATGACCTCAAAATCGCCAACGCCCACACTGCGGACAAATTCGCTGAGTTCCAAGGACTTTGCGCCGCCGGTGCCTTCAAGTTCCACCGGAAGGACTACATGGAGTTTCTTGGGCTGACTAAGCCGAAAAGCGCGAAGGAGTGCCGAGAAGGTCAGGTGTACCTGAAGTTTGGCAACGATGATAAGGGCGTGTGGGTCGTGCTCGCTGAGCAACCGAAGAGTGTCCAAAACGCCCTCGCTAAGCTGGCCGCCACGCAGGAGGCCGCGCAAACCAAAAATTCTACCCGGGTAGAAATTCTATCCGGGTAGATTTTCCAACCTTTCCCGTGGGTGCGGTCAGCACCCTCGCCAAAAATAAAAACGGCTTGATAGTGCGCGGATTTTCCCCAAAGTTACAGCCCCTTGTATGCGCTGAATTTCCCCAAAACTCCCCGAACTCTCGAAGCCCTCAAATCCTCGAAGCTATGAAAATCCTCGACACGATTATGTACGACAAGCGACGCCGAAGCGCGGGCGTTCCCAAAGTCCCCAACAAGGCCGCGAACAAATCCTCCCGCGCTCGTGCCAAAACCGACGCCCTCCACGACAGGTACTCTCGCCAAATCGCCACGTCGATGCTCAACGAGCGATTCGCTCAGAAATGCCGCGACCGCCACGAAGAACGCAAAGCGTACCGCGAGGCGAAGCGTCAAACCAAGCTCGCACATCCTCGATATGTCCTCGACTGAAAATTCTATCTGAGTAGAAATTCTAAATCCTATATCCTATGGAACCTCTCACAGCCCAAATGCCTGACACAACTCTCGTGTGGATGTGCATAATCGTAACTACCCTTCTCATCGGCTTTGTTGCCAAAATCACCAAGAACTCATGAGTGCCCGATACAAGAAACTCTCCAAGTGCAAGAAGCGTCCTCGCGTCAAGTCGATAGACCAACTCATCCGTGAGCAACGCGCAGAACTCGACCCCATCGCCAATGCACGTGTGGACAACAAACTCGCTCGGCTCGGTCTGCTCGACCTCTCGACCCTCTCGACTCTCTCAACCTCTCAACCTCTCGACCGATGACAGTTCTCACTATCCTCGTCACGATTATCGGCACGGCTTACGTCTGCTCGTGTATCGGATGACAAAACTTCTACTCAGGTAGAACTTCTGAAGGTGCGGTTCCAGCACTCTAAAAACGGCTCGACTGTCCTGGCTACTCTTGCGCGTTTCGCTAACGTGTGGGAGAGAAGGCGACGCAAAGCGTCTTTGGGTTCGAGACCCATTCAGGATGGTCACAACCCCAACCACGCACGAGGTGTCTCGCGAACATCTCGTGAGGGTGGAACTGCCGGTTCGATTCCGGCTTGGGGTTCTATCGTCGGCGGACGTAAAACGTGTATTAACTAACGTGGCTCTGAATCCGTATGTGTGGTATGCGCTCAGAGCCGAGATATATTCCACACGCCCCGATACCTTGTGGGGTAATACTATCAAGGTAGAGGACAGGCAAGGAGCGTATGCCACTGAACGGGTGACACTAAGACGTTCAGGCTCCACCTGTCCTTGACTTTTATATTAACTCAAATACTCTCGATATGACCTATTCTCCCGATGTTGTCTCGCGGTGTGCTACCTATCTCGCGAGTCTCCCCGATGTGTGCCCCGACGTGGTTTCTCAAGCCGCCTCGGTTTGCCCCGATGATGTCGTGCGGACGTTCATGAATGTCGCTCAGGACGTGGACAACAAGTACCACTGCAACACGGGCTACACGATGTTCTATCTCCAGCAGTCCATTCGGATTGCGTCAAACTGAAAATCTCTACTCAGGTAGAAAAAATCTATATCCTATGTTACGTTTCTTTTACTTCCTCTCAACGCCTTATGCGTTGTACCTCGCTTGTCTTGCGATGGTCTTGTCTGTCCTGTGCTCATCGTGCGGCACGACAACTTCTCGGTACACCACGACCTACAATTGTGGTGTAGTCAAGTCTCACAACCTCGGCTGTGCCGCTTACAACTAATTCTACTCAGGTAGAAAAACCTCAGTACTATGGCAGTTTCAAATCTCGATCCCAATTCCATGATTGTCCTCGACCACGAGTTAGGACAAGTCATCACGTTTCATTTTGTTGTGGACCTCAGTCAGCACAATGACGACCCTCACGACCAACGCATCTACCATCTCGATGTCTGCGGGATGGAGCACGTCTTCGATGATGTCGAGTCGATGCTCATTGACTTCGGCTTGAAGGATAGTCAGTGCTCTTGGATGCTCGGTCAATACGTCAAATGCTCTCTCCCTAAAATCATCGACAATGCCTGAAATCATTCTCCCCGAGACACAAGCTGATATGCTCGAACGTCGTCAGCGTCTCTGCGGCAGTTTCGAGTACGCGCTCATCGAAGCGTGGTTCAAAGCCGACCTCATCAACAAGCGAATCCTCGAACAGGCTTTCGAGGGCACGCGATTCAAACTCACGAAGTCATGAAATACCAATTCCCCAAGTACGTCGACAATCGGTACGGCGCAATCTACGACGACGGTTCGATGTGTACCGTCACAGGTGAACTCATCCCGCGCGACGAGATGAAGGAACTCATCAAAGCTTACAAGCCGGTGAACCGCATCCACAAGCCGATGGCGTTGCTGTGGTACACGGACGCGATGAACGGCAAAATCTCTAATTGGCAGAACTCATGAAGTACGCAAGACAATGTTCAGTAACCGGAGAAGGCATGAACTCCGGTTGGGTGTTCTGTGATGGTGTCTTTTACTGCAAGTACGAGCACCACGCTCTCGCCGAATGCCGCAAAGACAGAGACGCCATTCTCATGCACATCGACAGGGTTGATGCGTCAATGCTCAACGACCCTGACAGTTGGCCTGAGTTTGAGGCCGCTGTCAGGCGTGCGTGTGAAGGCAAGGACGACGCCTTCGACCTCATGACCATCGCGTTCCAAACCGACTACTGCTATTACACGGAGTGGGACGACGATGACGACTTCCAATACGAAGAAGTTGAACCATGCGATGAGTGCGGCTACTATGATGATGCAACAGCTTCTCATTACGAGGAGTGCTCAAAACTCAATAATGAAACTGACGAACAATAATTCTATCTGAGTAGAAATTCTTAAATCTTATATGCTATGAATGCAGAAAACAAAACTCTCGCAAATCACTTGGTTCTCTTGAACAAACACATGACGTTCAAGACCAAGACTCTCGACACTCTCGAAGGCACGATGTTTGGCTACGATGCCAAGGTCATCCTTCGTACCAAGCTACGAACCTTCTATGCTATGAATGAAGAACTTGACGATACCCAGTGGTCTCAGGTTCAGCTATGGGTCTCGTGTGGTGGTGAAAACTTGTTTACGTGGGGCTGTGTCGGTCGCGATGACGAGCAGATGATTCGCGATTGGTGGTACGCCACACGAAACGAGATGGACGAGGAGTCCGAGTCTCACCGCAGAGAAATCAAGCGCTACTTCCTCGAAGCTCAAAAAGAAATCCTCGCGCGATGAGAGAACTAATCCGAACAACTCAAATCAACAAGGACTGCTCCACCTGCAAGGGCGAGGGCTATGTCCTGACTGCGGTGTACTCACACCCAACCATCCCTGACGGGACGGAGCGTTACGAAATATGCGACGAATGCAAACACAACAAGACATGACACAAGACGAAATCCGAGACCTGGCTCTCACCATTGTCGACCACATCTGCGACACTGACGAAACGCTACTCTCTCCCGAAGTGCGAGAAGTCCGCGACAAGGATGGAGTACGCTGTTACACCGAAGACACTTTCTTTCTTCAAGACTGCATCACTGACGCTATCACAAAATATATCAACCGATGAACGAAATCACCATCACCCATACTCGCCACGTTGACGAGTTCAAGAACCTCCTGTACAACTGCTGGCACTACTCGAACTATTGGTGCTCTCTCGACTGCGACCCTGCCTTCGAGTGGCACAAAGAGAAGTTCCCTGACATTCAGAACTGCATTGAGGACAAGTTGTGGGCGTATCTCAAACACGACCCATCTCATCGGATCGAGGTGCAGGACACGTACTCTGACGAGAAGTTCTCGCTTCGGTGGGATATGATTGTCGAGGGCTCGAAGGTCTTTGCTAACGACTTCCCTCGCCACTATCAGGACTTCGTTGGTGACAACGACGACGCTATCACGGCTGACTGCTGGCTTCAGTGTGTCTGTCTCGGCGATGTCGTGTATGGATAATTCTATCTGAGTAGAAATTTTAACCCTTAAACCTTTATACTATGTCTTTTCCTTCTATTGGCTCACGCCTTCAACAGCTTGTGTACTCTATGTTGACAGAGAACACAGGCGCACACCCCCTCGACTCGGGTGGTGCATACGGACGCCACCACGAACGCAACTCCAAGAAAACTCTCGACGACTTCAGGTCTGAGGACGAGGAGCAATACGTCGCTGAATTCGATACCAAGTATCCCTACATCGAACGCACTGTCTCGGTGTTCCAGTATCTCGCCGGTCAGGGCTCGAACCTCATGCTTGACGAGTACTGCGATACCTTCAATCGCCTCGTCGACATGGCGCGAAACAGCGACGACGCGACCATGAATCAGTACGCTGACGACTGCCCGTACTATGGCGTCCTGCGTCCCTGTTGGGAGTACCTGCAATCTCTCGAAGACTTCGAGGAGGTTCAGCGCGGTGCCCCGTATGGCGGGCGACACCTTGAGACCTTTACGTTCAACACGTACAACGGAGAGTCCGACCTCTCTCAGGTCTTGCAAGGTGGTTACTGCAAGATTGACGACGAAGTGTACCTCATCCTGCAAATCCACGGCGGCTGTGACGTTCGCGGTGGGTACACTGACGCTCGACTCTTCCGTGTCGGTGGGTACGACGAGTTCATGATTCACGAGTACATCTACGAGTGGGAAGACCAAGCCTCCATCGTCGAGAAGCTGCGTGAGTGTGACATCGAGTTCTACGTCGAAGGTCACGACGGCACGATCTGTTACAGCGAACTCGACGACGAGCTCACTGAAATCTTTGACAACCTTTAATTCTACTCAGGTAGAAATTCTTTAACCCTTAAATCTTTATCCTATGCGTTACGAAGACTTTGTGTTTCTCTGCAACGAGAACACTGTCGACCCTTCGCTTGCCATCGAGAACTCGAAGGTTCGCGAACTCCTCAAGTCCGACCGAGACCGAAACTCTGTCGAGGCTCAACTCAAGTTAAACGGAATCCTCCAAAGCCAATTCTGATGAACGGTCCTATCAGCAAACAACACGAGCATATGTACCTGGACTACGTGAACAACTTCGTCACGGTCTCTGCCTTTGCTCAGTACTACGGCTTGACCGAGGACGATGCTCTCGATGTCATCGACTCCGGTCGTGCCAACTACGCTCGCTCACTCTTTCAACCCATCAAGAAATGACTGACGCTCAAAAATGCTGTGCTGTCCTCGACTACTTAGGTTACGAGGCGCACTACTTGAACGACGCTGTGTGGATCACGGTGTGGAACAGGGAGCTCACGGAGACCATGGAGTTCGAGCTATCGAGCGACGAGGTGTACGACAGGGCCTCTGACTTTCACTCGTTCAGACAACTCCACGAGTCCTTCCGCAAGTGGCTCGAAGAATCACAAACCTTGGTACGTCTCGTACCTGAAAACAAAGACGATGAGTAAATCAGCAAAAACAAGCACGATGCAAAACGTCATCTACAACTCTGAAGAGACTATCCTATTCTTTGCATCCATTGGCAAGCAGTTCACGGACATCATGGAAGACTACATGGAGTGCCAAGAAGAGCACGGCTTTGACCCACGACAAGGGTTGTATGACCTATACGAAGACCTTTCAAACCTTTACAACGAAAATCTCAATCCATGACAAACACCTCAGACATGACGAACGTCGAGTTCGTCCAACACATCATGAACTTCTCGAAGCACGGGGCTCTCTCGCAGATGGTTGTTATCGACTGCTTGCAACGCGGTCTCGAACACTACATCTCACACAAGGACGAGATTCTCGAAGCCGAGAAAGCTCGACAAGAGAAAGGCCAGTACAGCCTCGTCAACATGGAGTCTTGGGTCTCCTGCTGTGAAGACAACCTCGAACGAATCCAACAAAAGTATAACCCACAAAATGTCTCTAACGGACGCAACTCAATCTAATCTATGAAGCGACACCTTCAACTACCTCTAAAGGCTCCCGGTCACGGATATGTACTATTGACCTTTGACAAAGATGGCATCACCTACACCTTGCACAACAAGGACGGCGCCACTGTTCACGAGTACGGCAATGACCAATACTCAGATCTCGACCTTCAAGCTACAGACAAGTGGAACCTCAAAAAAATCAAATAATGAAACTCGCCCACCTACAACTCCACGACTCGATGGAGAACAAGTTCACCATCATCGCCAACCTCAAGGACGGCTCGATCCACTACTCACTCTTTACGGGGTGGGGTAACTACGGAACGGGCTGTTCGCTCAGCAATCTTCAGGTCGGGTACAAGCACAACTCTCAACTGCCTCTCGACAACGACCGCGAGCTCTCAGTCGAGGAGTGGAGGGGATATGTCATCGACATCCTCAACAACGATTCAACATACGAAGTAATCAACATCGTTCCCAACGTCGTCAAATTCTAAACTTCTACCCGAGTAGAAATTATTAAACCTTAATTCTTTTATTATGAGCAATACTGCTAACATCCAAGAACTCCGTGACAAGCTTGCGGACATCAAGTACGAGACGCAACAGGTTCTCGATCGTCTCGATTCTATCGAAGCTCGAACTGAGGAGGCCATCACTCCCGAGGTCTTCGAGCAGAAACTTCTCAATGTATTCAAGGCTGGCCTGATGCAGGGCCGCAAGGAGCAGTACGATGAAATCTACGACCACTTCCGGTACAACACGAAGTACGTCGACTTCTACGCTGGCAACCTGAACATCTGCGGTGACATCGACCTCGACGACTTTGGCATCACAGGTATGTGTGAGGACTGCTGCATGGAGGCAGAGTGGGCAGACTTCACCGTCGACATGGCTGCTGTTGACTCCGCTCTCAAGCTATTCAAACCTGAAAAGTCCACCACCGACGAGTCTAACACCGAAACCTCTGAGTCATGATTGATATTATGATCCAACCTTCAGAGCTCAAAGAAGCCAAGCGAGAAATCAAGGACATCATCCGCAATTACAACTACCGCAATCAGTGGGAGATGATTGATCTTCGTGATTCCGATGGCAGGTTCATGCCGGAGCACTATTGGCTCTACGTCATCGACAACCTCGACTGCACCGATGGCGAGTTCTTCATCCGCCTGGAGTTCGATGGCGACAACAGGGTTGCCTCTGATATCGAGTCACACTTCGGTGAACGCAATGTTGCATACATGTAATACCGAAATCATGACACAGATATTCCCACGCAAATGCTCTTTCACAGGAGAGGGCATGAACTCGGGGTGGGTCGCCTATGACGGGGCGGCCTACTTCAAGTACGCTCATGACGCTGTCGCTTGGCTTATATCAGAGGAGACGTGCTCCGGCGGAGTGCTCGACCCCAAGAGCAATGAGACCGACCGCATCGAGATGTACACCAACTACTCGACCGACGACTGGCTTGAGTTTGCCTTTAATATGGACATGTTGTATTGGACGACATGGGAGGTTGACCTGAACGTAGACAGCGAGTACTTCCTCGCTGACGGAACAGCAATCGAAGTAACTAAACATTAAAACATTAAATATGGGATTTTTCAGTTGGATTACACAAGACACAGGCGAGAGCATTGCCAACACGTATAGCTCTCGACGCCCCTTCTCCGTCACTATGACTGACGACAAGGGCAGGTGCTGGCAAGAGAAGAACTACGACGGCTATGGCGTTTTTGGCGGCAAGGACTTCTACGAACTTCTCGATGAGATGAACGGTGGGTCTGGGTGTCGCGATGCAGGTATCGAGCTGTCTTTCAGCACCAAACCTCACAGGTCGCCCTCGCTCTCGCGGTGTGGTGCCTACTACGATGGGGATGCGCCCGAGAGATGCCCTGACCAAGGATATTTTTACTAATAAAAAAAACATCATGCTACGAATCAAATCAGAACTATTCGGCACGATCGAGTTGCCGATTGACGAAATCGAATCGGGAGACGCTTGGCACGGCGTCTCTCCTTTTCTCGACATCAATGTCTTTGTTGACTATGAGGAGCGACAAGTTCGCGCCACTATTTATCCCGTGTACACCGACAAGGGCACAGTCAACACCAACTTCGAGATTGAGTCCATCAACTTTCAAGAGGGCGATGACAACATCACCTGCGACTTCGACCCTTTCTATGTTGATAACGCTACGAACGAAGAGAAATGCGTAGAGTATTTCAGGCTGTTAGGATGTCAGGCGCGAGTGTTCCGTGACAATGATGTGCTCTTGCACATTCCTGAATTCAACGGAGAAGTCTTGCTGCATCCTGAAGAGATTGCAACACGCGCAAATCTCTACACAACTACATCACAATCAAAGACATGAACATGAAGCTATACACAAAGGATCAGCTACTGAAGAAGTACAAAGGCAAGTACGTCGACGTGTACCCACACTACGACTACATGACCCGCGAAACTACCTACGAAGTACGAAGTGTCAAGAACAAAATTCACGAGAACCACGAATCACCCGAAGAAGCAATACTATGACAGACTTAAAAGTAACAAGCGTCCGGTACTTTGAAACTCGTCGAGGTATCGGATATGAATGCCAAACAAATATGAGTAACGTAGAGATTTGGAATGATGGCGATGGAGGCCCTACCTTTATCGCCCCCTCCCCTGAAGCAAAGAAACTGAAGCTCTACAAACTCTCAGAAGAACATCTCGAATCCCTTATTGACAAATATGAAAACATAAAGTGATGATTTGGAAAGAAAAAGAGTGGGTATTCCACTACGACGCAAAGAACATTGAGACGGGAGAAGCTCGTCACTTCAACATTGGCAGTCAAGTTTGCAAGATGCCTCACGCAACAAAGCTGTACCGTAAACTTGAGGGGTTGTCAAGAAAGTTCAAAGAGAGCGGCTCCTCTTGGGCCATCACATGCTACGGCGTAACACCGCTTAAAGAATACGGCTATGACACGGTATGAATACACCATCGAGAAGCACACCGACGAGTTCGGAGACCATGAGGTTGTTGCTATCTACCACTACCATGTGGGCATGAAATCTTCTGACCCTCACCTTGTTCCTCACGACGAGGACGAGGTCGAGGTGATTGATGTTGTCGTTCGCACGCCTCACTCACCGGATGTCTCGATTGCTTGGAGCGACCTGTACTGCTTCATCCTGGACAAGTCGGACCTTGAGATTGAAATCTACGAATCACATATTCCTTAATTCTACTCAGGTAGAAAAAACCAAAAACCTATGCCGATATACTTCAGCGTACACTGCGCTCATCGTGGGGAGAGACCCACGCTAAAGATGTGGCCTACTTACGGCCACGCGAGAACTGACATCCATCAGCATGGAGAGAAGTACCTCAACAAAGGACTGAAGCAATGCTCAAAAGTCGTGAAGGACGGAGACCTTATGGGTCTTTCTTTTCTGAGTAAAGACCAGACGGAAAAGATGGTGATGAGTGTTCATCGCGTCGAGGATCAACTCTTCAACGAAAGACGCAAGGAGTACCTCTACCCTGAGTGGGTGACGTACAACAGCAATACTCATGTCCTAAAACCCCTGAATCAGTACGTCGATGCTCGCGTCCACCTGGCCGACTATGCGATGGTCACTAAGGAATACAACGAGTACAACTGGCTTTCGGACAAGTGGCACGAGACGTTTGACAAAGCCTTTGACGCTTTGGAAGATGTGCAAGACGAGATTTTACCTGCGTTTACTATCGAGTTAGACAAGGGGTGTGCTACCTATTGGAAGGTTGCTAAGCACAACCTGTATGGCACACTAGTTCGTCGTGACCTGCTGCAACCTTACAGGCACCGACACGACATGGGTGATTACATTCAACACGAGCTGATATGAGCCCTATCGAGGTAGGTATCTTCATCTGCAAGGCGTGGCTTCTTTACGTCATCCTGTGGGTCTTAGGCAGGGGTATCCGGAGAAAGGACACCCCACCCATTCCCAAGCGTCTCATGGTGCTACGTGAGGGCTTCCTTAAGGGCAAGCCTAATCGAAGGTATTGGGATACGCTTCGTGCCGAGCCTATGTTCGACGAGCACTACCGGAAAGTTCCCGGTCGTCTCAGTTGTGACATCCTTCCGTACAACGCCAACGGAGAAAGCATTTGGCAGCTCCGCGTTGGCTTCAAGACTACTGCTAATGACAAACCTTCTAAGTATATTTCCATCCCTGTCTACAAAGACGGCAAAATTTATGACGTATGAAAAAGCGTAAGTATCAAAAGTTCACGAGTGCAGATATTGACAAGCTCGTGGCGCTCAACGACCAAGGCTATAACAACACCTACATTGGTGAGGTCCTTGGAAGAAATGCTAATCAAGTGGCTCAGAAGAAGTTCAGTATGCGCTTGAAGCAAGGCGTACCAAGTGACCACATCAAACGCAAGAAGCGTAAGGGTCGTTGGTCTGCAGCCGAGCTGCTTTCGCTTAAGCAGATGTACTACAAGAGGTCTCTCGATGTGAAGGAGATTAGCTCTATGCTTGGTCGATCTGAGAAATCTATTTGGCAGAAGATTCAAGACTTGGAAAAAGCGCCGAACATGTACGAAGAGACCACAATCTTGTGGGGATTGGTTAAATTCAAATACCCAGTGCGATGAAGGTAGATCAGGAAATCTTCAAGTGGATTAAGAGCATTGGCGCTCAGGACATGAGTCTTGACGCTGATTACAAGCATTCGCGAGAGATGTGTATGCACATCTACGAGGTTCACAAGCACCTGTTTTTCATGCGGAAGCTTTACGGGAATGACGACGACGGCTATCGACATCACATGACCCTGTGTCAGAACTCTCTCGCTCGCATCGAGTTTCTCGTAGCGCTCAGTGGCGGTGACACCAAGGCTCCTTCTTTGTCTAAAATGTTTATGCAAATGGCTCATCATGAATCTATTACTTATCGTCTCCGCCCTCGCGTTGATAGTGCATCTTAATTACGAGCGTCTCTTTAAGAAGCTGACTTTTAAGAATGTCCCGCTCTCCGTTCGATCGGATCAGGACTCGCTCAATATGGGTGTGATTCCTGATCGTCTCGCCTGGACGATTCCCATTGACTACGAGTTAAGTGAGGATACCTCTATGTCCTCGCGGATTGAGACTATCTTTATCGACGGTGTAAAAACTCCTCTCTGGGCGTTGATAATTACGCTCGTCGACAAAGGCATGAAGTCTGAGACCACTGTACTTTACGACCTCGATGGAGAACTTTACGAATACTAAACCCCATACTCATGGAACCTACTAACTTTTTTCTCGACCACTGGGTTGAGCTGCTCCTCGGCCTGATGGCTTTTGGAAAGGTGATCGTCAACTTGACTCCCACCGAATCCGATAATCAGGTGTTTGGATATATTGACATCTTGATTACCGCCGTCACAGGCGACCGACGCAAGAAGCGTGACTAATGTAGAGATTACTAGTGTTGCTTTGGAGTTAGGGGCTCGGGCTACAGCTATAGAGATATGGCTGGAGTCTGACCCCGATGCTCCCGAGGTTCGCATCAAGGCTGCTCGTGAGAACATGCTCGCGATGAAGCGTGGCGATAAGGCAATACATCAGTTACTCCAGCGCCTCGACCACATGTCTGCTTACATCTGGCAGAACCACAAAGAGGTCGAGTACACACGCAATCTGATTCAAGACATCATCAAATATGAACGATAGCACAAAGGCAAGATTCCGAGAGCTGACTGAGAAGTACGACCTGAATAAGGACGACTTCTTCAAGGCGCCTCAAGGATTTGTTATCATCACAAGGACAGGCATCGAGAAGATTCAACGCGGACTAGGGTTGATTGTTCAGTACGAAGTTGAGACTTCTCTTTGCAATGTGGAGAAAGGGTTTTACGTGATCAAGGCCATCGCTGTTCAGCTCGGCCAAGAGGTAAACGTGAAGACGGGAAAGATGGAGGAGACGCAACGCCTTGTGGAGACCTATGGCGAGGCTTCGCCTAAGAACTGCCGCAACTCTTACCCCGTCGCCATGGCGGAGAAGAGAGCGCTATCAAGGGCTGTCTTGAAGAGTGCTGACCTGTATGAATTAGGAGTGTATGGAGAAGACGAGATGGAGTCATGACGACAATCCTGAAGGTTTTCACGTATGCTGTTACTGCCTGGACAATCTATCTTGTGACGGGCTTTGTCTATGGATTTCTCAAGGCCCTGTGGAAAGATCTAAAGAATAACCGATATGTCTGATTGGATTGACGAACTGTTTGAGTGTGGTCCCGAGAACGACTACAGCAACGTGTACAACAACTCGCGTCGCTTTGCCGTTCGACTTTGCCGAACAAGCACCCTCATGATTGAGGAACAAGACGAACTCATCGACCAACTTCTCGACTTCGACATCGAGATGACCAGCGATGAGATTCAAGACATCATCTCTCGACTACAACTAAATCAGCAGGACCCCATGCAGTTCTACGCTCCAAGCAAGAAAGAAATCAACGAGTTCATCAAGAAAATAACTAAGTAATGTCTGACACCAACCACATCCCCTCGGCCATCTCGGTCTCTATCAACCTCGATAAGATCGACAAAGGCCACATCGTAAAGGGCGAGAAGGGACGATACATCAACGTCCGCCTCGTCAACACACCGACAAGTCCGTATGGGCACGATTACTTCGTCGCTCAGGACATCCCCAAAGAACTGCGAGAGCAGGGACTACGAGGCCCTATCTTGGGCAACGGAAAGGCTTGGGGTATCGGTGAAGGATCCCAGGCTCAGAAGGAGTCTCGTCCCGAGTCAGTCGGCTCGAATGACGACCTCCCGTTCTGAATGGGTTTTTGGTTAAACAGGGGTCGGCTGAGAGGTCGGCCCTTTTTTATTTCGACATGAAGAAACAAGCGATCATCAAACTACTCACGGACTTTAAGGAGTCCATCGACACATATTTCAACGCCGAACAGGACGCTCAAGGACGCAGCGATGCTGATGCGGTGTACGACATCTTCAAGACTCACGTAGATTTCTACTCGGTCTACAAAGAGACTGACGACTTCGAGGGCTACGAGACACCTCCCGGAATCACCGACATTGAGGAAGAAGGTCTTAATGTCAGCTACGACTACGGCTCAGTTTTCCACAATGGCATGTTGGAAAAGTTTGACCCATTGTCTCGCATAGAACTGCTTGAAGGATGTATCTATGCTCTGAACAACAAGCTCAACGAGATGGAGCTTGATTACAAGAAACGCCTTCATGAAAACAGGAACAACAGTTGACGCTAGTGTACAAAGCCTTTGTGCAGTTGCTGAAAATGTTGTAACTCCTGAGAAGATCAGCGAGATTGTAGAGGTGCCCTACGATCCCGACAAATGCAGCGCCAAAAGTGCTGCGGCTATGCTTGGTATAGCCATCCCCTCTCTGAGCCAAGCTTGTGGGACCCCGGTATTGGATATCGGTGGTCTCACGAGTATTTGGTGCGGTACCCACTACGAGCCTATCTCTGATGCTCAGAAGTCCAAAGTCGTCAAGGCATTTGCTCTTGGTGCTGGGCTTCTCAAGCCCTCAATCCTTACGAGTGATTTTACTCGGGAGTTTGAGAGGTCTTTCTCCTCAAGTGCAAAACCTGATGCCGTTTTTGGCTACGGATGTGGCGTGAGAGGGATAAACTATATGGATGGTGTGCTCACCATCAACGGAAGCAAGGAAGTCTTTCGTCCTGGGCATAAGCCTGAAGACCTCACGACCTATTGCATACCTGCTGAATGGAAGCAGGGTGAGAGGTCGGTTGTATGGGACGGCTTCATGGTTGAGGCCATTCCTGACGAAAGCAGTCGGCAATACGTTCTCGCAATGTTCGCGAATGCTATTGCTGGCGATCCATTCAATGCACAGAAAATCCTGCTGCTTATTGGTGCGGCAGGTGCAGGAAAGAGTACGATGATCGAAGCCATCGCGGGTTGTATCGGCTTCCAAAACGTCATGCGTACTGATAACCTCGCTCAGATAACCAAAGACGACAGCCGCCACAGGATGAAGCTGGCTCATGCCACTCTGTGTGTTAGCGCTGACGCAAGCGAGAAGATTGGTGACAAGGACGCTCTGAAGATGATCGTCTCGAAAGAACCTATCATCGCACGAAAACTTTACAGCGAGCCCGTCGAGATAAGACCACGGGCGAGCCTTGTCGTGGCCTCAAATGAAATGGGACTGAGCTATGTGCTCAGTGACCCCGGTGTGGCTAGACGCTTCGACATTGTGAACTTTAGGACTGCCAAAGACCTCAAAAAGCGAGACATCAAGCTCCATGAAAAGCTTGCTACGGAAACGGCACGAGGTGGCATTGGCATTAGTCTCGGCGTAGCCTTACTTGCAGAGGCCAAGCGCGGCAACGGGAAGTTGGAGCGCCCTGAAGTCATTGAAATGGAACTGCAGCGCCTCAAAGTGGAAGGCGATCCATTCCTCAGTTGGATGGAGAACACCGGCCTCTCTACAGACCCGGAACATCACAACACCGTCGTCGCTCATCAGGACGACCTCCACGACAGCTTCAAAACGTATTGCGCGAACCATGGATACAATTCGTGGTCTATTCGTCGCTTCAAAGGACGGCTTCGCGCTCTCAACCTAAATGAGAGCGGATGTCACGGTGGAAAGCACAGCTACACCTTCTACGTCAAGGACTTAAAGTTATTGACATTGCGTCGTTCATTAAAGATGTGAGGATAACGTGGCGCTCACAATACCTGCATATAAATTGAGGCAACAAACAAGTTTTGAGCCTACAGGTAAGAATACTACTCGACCTCGACGAGCATTACATCGAGGAGTCAGAGGTGAAGGACCTCTGCACAGCTCTGGCCGACGCACACCCCGACGAGGGGAGTTATGTGGTCTCTTTCGGATTCTTGACATATACAATCAAGAGGGAAGCAGAGTCGTGCGTGGTGGAGGTAACGGAGGGTTACGGGTATCATTCAGCTTGGGGTGGCATAGACGGTAATTTTTGCTGATGAGAAAGCGCCTTGATAGTTGTCATTTTTTCTCTGCTGAAGAAGCAGAAGACCTCGTACAGGAGTACGTCAACCTCTTCGTAGAGGATGGAGAGTGGTTCGCAAGAGCGGAAGGTGCTGCCATTCAGTACTACCTAAATGAATTTTTGTACCTGCCATGTAGCTTGATTGGAGACATCTTTGATCGACGCCCCTGGCACGTAAATCAAACCCTTCAGAGGCTTAAAGAGGCGGCAAGTGAGACTCGTACTCCCGTCACCATGAATGAAGCTTACCGAGACACCATTGAACGTCTCGACGACATCTCAAGGGCTCATTTCGGTGCTAGAAATGTGGAGTTAAGCACCGTACAAGACGAGAAAGAACGAGCGTGGCTGCTATGGTCTGCTCAGAAGGCATGCGGATGGTTTGACGACAACGTCAATGAGCCCCAGCAATCAGAAATTGCTGACGACCTACTCAGATCCCTTGGCCTTCCGGCTGGCGGTTGGATGAGGGAGGTTATCCTAGAAAACTACAAGGTCGATTACCATGGCTGAAACGCTACCGAAAAGTTATTACAAGCGTCGCAAAACTGATGTGACGTTGAGCAAGGACCGCAGGATTTTGGTCCTAAGTGACCTTCACTGCCCGTATCACGACGTAAAAGCCATAAATGAGGCCCTGTTTTGGGGTCAGTCATGGGAAGCAGATACGGTCATTCTCCTCGGCGATGTTATGGACTTCCATCGCATCAGCCGATATCCGAGCGACCCCGAGACTCTGTCCTTTGCGAAAGAGATTGAGATTGGAAATCAGATGCTCTTTGCTATCAGAGAAAGCTTCAGGGACGCTGAAATTCACTACATCCAAGGCAACCACGAGGTCCGCCTAGATGCCTATATTCAAAAAAATGCAAGCGAATTCGCCGATCTGCCTGATCTGCGTTTGGAGAGACTGCTCGACCTGTATGCTCAAGAGATAAATTGGGTAGAGGATGGGTTCATTCACTGCGGTGACATGAGCTTTATCCATGGTCACGAGATGCGCGGTATCGGTGGTGTCAACCCCTCCCGCAAGCTCTTCAACAAGATGAAGAAAAGCGCTATCTGTGGGCACCTCCACAGACCCGAAAGCTTTTACACCCGTGACGGAGCAGGAAAGTTGCTTCAGTGTCACGTTGTAGGACACTTGGGGGATCCCACCCCAAACTATCACCCTCGTAACGACTGGCAGCACGGATTTGCCCTTGTCGACGTCACAAAGAGGGGTAATGTGTACGTAGAAAATCGCACCATCTGATGAGTGAAGGACTGATGTTCGCCGACGGCTTCGATAGCTGCATCATCGGCATCTTGACAATCGACGACGTTCCTCGCGTCGTGTACGATAAATACGCCATGGTCAACTGCTTGAGGGCAGCGGATTCAGATATGTCTTTCGAGGATGCGGTAGAGTTCCTGGAATACAACGTATGGTATGCTTACGTTGGGCCCTCGACACCTATCTACATGTACACATTTGAGGGTTCTCCGGAAGAGAAGCGAGGAGACATCCTCGAATACTACTACGAGTGTATGGAGTAATTCTACCCGGATAGAAAAAAGAAGAGGGCCGAAGCCCCCTTCTCGACGACCGTAGCCGCCCTTCACCAACCACAATGAAGTCTATAGTACGTCGCTGTCTTCTGAAAAGTAGTTGTCAATCTCCGTGATGCAAGCATTTAGCCCCTTGCAAATCTCGGCCTTCCAGCCCCTGTCTCGGAGCTTCTTTTGCCACTCTTTTTGATGCTCACTAGCTCGGCCTGTGGCTGTTTTGACCTCAATAGCTAGTCCAGCATACCCTTTTCTCGGCTCGAATATCAGCAAGTCCGGAATACCTTTCTTATACCCCGCTTGCTTCATCTTCAGGGCCGTGTGCATGGCTACCCTCACTCCGCCTACCGTCGCCGAGTAGAGCGGTGGTATCGCCATAGCTTCCAAGTGATCGACAATAAAAACTTGAATATCGTGCTCGGGCGAACCGTTCTTTCTTTTCGGTTTCGCTCCTCTGCTTCCTTTTTTTCTGTACTGCATACTTTTGCAAACCATTTCCGCACGTCGAAGCACGGACACTCCTTCTTTACCCCCTTAAAGTCCCTGTGACCCATCAAAGCGGCCCCCGGGAACTCTTGCTGAAGCTTTTTAATGAGATAGACCAGCGCTTCATTCTGCGCTTCAGTCCGGTTATCTTCAGGTTTCTCAGCGCCATCCGCCATCCCCCCAACCCACGCGATACCGATCGAATGGGAATTGTGACCTTTAACATGGGCGCCAGGTCTTTCAATGGGTCGACCATCTTCGATTGTGCCGTCTCTACGAATGACGTAATGATACCCGACGTCCGTCCAGGAGTTTCCTTCGACATGCCATTTTCTAATTTCTTCCACGCCAATATCCATGCGCGGAGGTGAGTAGGTGCAATGCACCACGATTAAGTTTATCTCTCTCATCACATGCCCTTTTTAGCGAGTAACAGCTTGAGTTCATGAATGCCTTCGACACACTCCTTGAGCATAGCCTTCATCTCTCCCTGATCACTCTCCAGTCGGTACACGCGCCCCTTGAGTTTTGCTACTTCATTGTTCAATGACACCCACACACCAATCGCAGCGATAAGCGACGGCAGCAGGGCCAGCATGTCTTCTAAGTTCATCGGAATACTGTTACTGTACCGTTGATGTCAACGGCCTTTGTTGATTGAAAAGTTGTGGCCTTAATGCGCCACACATATACGCCATCCGGAACAAATGCACCAAGCCTATTGCCTAGCCATTTGTCGGAGGGGTCGTAGCTCACCCAAACGAGGGTTCCCCACCTGTTGTACACCTGAAGCTCCCACCTCCACCAGCAGTCTGCTTTTGTGACCGGCTTCCAGTAGTCGTTTACGAGGTCCCCATTCGGGGTAAAGGTGTTTGGGCAGAAAATGAGGGGGTCATTGCAGTTCTCACCCTCTTCAGGGTAGTACTCACATGGTCCGACAACGGTGCATTCTTCGCAGTAGTTGATGGCCTCTGGATCAACGCATCCTTGATAGATGCACGAGCCGTCATCTTCAGTAGCCATCTCGTTGTAGTTGTACGCAAACATGTCAGTGCATCCCTCAACGATAGGAGGCGGAGGTGGGTCACATGCGCCATTTAAGGACCACTGAACCCAGTTGTTCCAAAGGTTCGTATCAGGGTACGGGAAGCCCCCTAAACCCTCACAGGATCCGTCCAAACAGCCGCTGTCGTTAATTTGCCATATCGTAAGCACCAAACACTCCTCAAAGTAAGCTCCGCTCTGCATGATAGCCACCCAACATTCGGCGCTGCCGCTCCCAAATAGCGGTGTTTCGAGCAGGTTGAAGGTGATAGTATCACCCGTCTGCAGAATGTCGTCGTCACCCTCTCCCACATCAAACCCAGGGAAGTCAAGAGGGAAAATCAGCGATGCCCACCCATTGTCGTAGAAGCACGGGAACTGGGTCTGCACATCTTCGATAGGCGGCTGAAAGGTTAGAGCGAGCAAGAACTCACCGATAGAGTCAGTTTGAGTGCCACAATACCCCCCATTTACAGCGATTGTCATGTCTGTGGAGATGGGGTTGAACCCAATAATCTCCATATCGCACTGCCCGTAAGACAGCAGGGGTATCAGGAACCATAGCAGCCTCTTCATTGCACAAAGACTTTCTTGGTGTGACCCTTCCACTTCAAGATATAGACTCCCCGTGCCAGCGACTCAAAGGGCTTCTCCACACGTCGTCCAGTGATGTCGTAGATACGAGGCTTGCCAGTTGGGAAGAACTGACGAGTGGGTTCAAAGAACGCCTTGTACGTCCCGAGCGATAGATCCTGCTCCAAGGGGCAGTCACCCACGTTCCAGAGCATGAAAAGTAGGTCCTGAACACTGACAATTCCGTCCTGATTAGGGTCATAAACGCAGTTTTCCACGCAGCCGTAGTTAGAGAGCATCACCAAGATGTCTCCATTGCCGATAGTTCCGTTGCCGTCGTAGTCGAGCTCACAGGCAGGGAGGGTGTTGCAGAACTGCTCGGTGTAAGTGGCGAAGATTGCGCCTACCCCGGTGTAAACTACGGTGTCCACACCGATGGTAGCCAACAAGTACCCGTCTCCAAAATCACAAACGCCGTCATTGTCAAAGTCGAATGAGCAGAAGCCATCACCATTGCTGTCGGTGATTACAACCTCATAACAGCCCTCATAGACACACGTTTCGTACTCGTAAACAGCTTCTTGAATCGGGTACCCTGAGTCTGAGATGACCTCCTCACCGTTTTCGTCCAGAATAGACCAAGAGGTCTCATTGCCCCACACGTCGGTAGCCACGGTGATAGACATCAAGTCACCCTCAGTTGTCGTCACAGGGAACCATGCGTAATTGTTGTCAAGATACTGATCAGACACGCTATTGACCTGCACCTCGAACATTTGAGCCCCATCGACCAAAACGTCTTCAAAAAGCAATGTTTCTGATCCCGGAGAAAGGTCAAAAACCACGTCCGAATACTCTTCACCGCTACAGAACAGGCTCACCTCGACAAAACCGATCGTTCCCAAGCCCTGATTGACTACATCCACCCAGATGTCCTGAAATGGCGTACACCATTCCTCCTCGTAGTAGGCATATCCAACGGTTACGTCATAGTCGACAACAGGAGTGCAGGACAGGTTGTCTGTAAGCTCGGTGCGGAGAGTCTGAAGCTGCTCGTGCATACGCTCCGCCTGACCCACGGTAAAGCTATCCCTGCATGTCTCTGGAGTGTAGTCCATGAAGTTCTCCAGCAACGCATCACTGCAAGAGCTGGAGGTGCAAGTGGTGTTTGTCAGTGTCACAGGAGTGTCACAAACCTGATCGCCCTGAGTCTCGCAGTTTGTCTCGAAACAATCGTTGCTATTTGAAAACGTGTGCCACAGGGACAAGTAGTGACCCACCTCATGAACACCTGTAAACCCAAGCGTGCGTCCCGGCTTCAAAACACCCTCGTCACCAGTGGCATTGTAGAGCACAACCACACCATCCCTGCAGTCATTTGTGGGACCGAGGTATGCGTAGCCCTGGACCCCATTACCTCCGTCATTGCCATTGATCTCAGAGACGACGTAGTAGTTGAGGTACTCATCAGGGTTCCAACACCCTGAAGCGGCTTTCATCTGCTCGTCCGACCACCCGTTTCCCTGCCCGTTGCTTACCCCATCAAGCTGATACTCCTCATTCCAGCTTGCGTTGTACCGAGTGATGCCTGTGGTCGGGTTGCCATCAGGATCTCGTGCAGCCATGCAGAACTGGATCTTGCTGTCAGCAAACTCTTCGTTCAGAACGTCTAACTGCGACAACACCTGCTCGTCAGAGATGTTGTTCTCTTCCGAAGCGCCTGTATTTACGATATGAAAGACAATGGGGAGCGTTTGCACCTCCACCTCATCCAAGTCCACCTCAATCCTGCTAACCTCAAGCCCCATGATTTTAGGCTCAAAGAGTATGGAGCATTCCTCCTGAGCGTTAATTGCGTTAAAGAAAAGTGAGAAGAGAAAGAAGAGGGTAAGTCTTGTCATGTTTTAGGGTTTCTCTAAAGCTGCTACACGGGATTCGAGGTCGGCTAAGATTGTGTCGACTTCTTCAAGTACTGGGATAAGGAAATGAGGGTCTGAGATGTCAGCCTCAGCGTCTGTGGTGAGCGTTTGTAGCGTTAAACTTTTGAATGCCATTACTGTTCGATTATGATACTGAATTCGAGATTGCTGAAGGCTACGTTTGTTCCGTTTTCTAGCCTAAACACATAGGTGGTTCCGGCAACCACATCAGCGTCTACAGGGATGTAATTAGACACTCCGGAAGTGTAATTAGGAGTAATCGTAGCTTCATCAACCAAAGTTGCGATAGAACCGGTGTTTACTGAATACACGCCGAATGTTATGGTACCCGTAGATGCCGTGCTATTGCGTCTAAACCTTATCCCTGTGATCGTGCAGTTATATGGGCACTGCCATCTGTTCCACCTTTGAGGTAAGGTGTTCTCAATGTCAGTAGCGTTCACCGGTAGGTAAACGTCTCTGATTACGTTGTCAAAGAAGGCTCCACTGATGAAGTTTTTTACCGTTGGAGTGCTTGCGGCAGCCGGGACGACCTGATGGTCTGGGGTGATGTTTAGGAACACTTCTCCTTCCGTGGCGTCGGACTTCGTCACATAGCCTAGCGCCTGAATGATATCGCCGGCAGCAGTCGGTCTAACATTGGTGAAGGCACCTCCAGTGAGACCTCCATCAAGATAGATAGCGTCTCCGACGTTCATCCCGCTCGTATCTAGGCCGCTAAAGTGACCTACGGAGATAGCTTCTCCAATCTCACCGCCAGACTTTGCCTCGGTAGCCATACCGAAGGCAAGAGCGCTAACAGAGTTATTGCTGGCTTGCTTCGTTGATACAAGACCCTGCTTGTAGGTGCCAAAGATGGTCAGCAAATCGCCCTTGCCGTGCCCTGTCGCAGACCTCACCTGAGACTTAAAGGTGATGGAGTCAGCAACGTCAAAGAATCTCTCATTGAGTGTAGATACAGTGGTTGCCTGATCAGTGCCAATAGCGGTGCCAGCATTGTCCACGATATTCGCGAAGGGCACCTCCAGACAAATGTGTCGATTTCTTGCCACATCCTTAATCTTGACAGACGTCCCCGTATCTGCTTCAGCAAGGAAGCTTCCATCATTCTCGTCTACATAGCTCACACCTGTGGCTAGGAGGATGACTACCTTGCTATTCTTGTTATAGACTACGATATTAGCCATAATTCTTAATTATTTTTCTTGAACGTGACTTTCAGATTGTCAAACCTGACCCTTGGGTACTGAGAGTTAGCAGACGTTCGTTTAGCCAAAAACTTAATCCTATATGCAGTTACGTCTTGATCATCAAGTTTAGAGTAATTTTCTGACGTGAACTGAGCAATGATGTCACCTACTGCTGCGGGGGCAAATGCACCACCGACGTTGTAGATATGCTCATGAAACTTAGCAGTGTACGTATCAACCAAAGTTGAGTCCTCGAACGCTTGAATCTGAATCCAGAACTGCAATACGGTGCCATCTTCCTTAATCGTTACCTGAAGTCCGTCATCGTTATCTGGATCGTCCTTTTCTACTATAATCTTGAACCCGCCCTGCGCGGCGAAGTCAACTTGATTCTGGGTAATCCTTACTGCTCCATTTGTTCCATCAATAGTGACATTCTGAGATCCGGTGGTGTCAGCAGATGAAGTAGTAGGCATCATGTCGTAAAACACATCCCGATCTATCAGATCACGTTGACCACCACTAGTATGTCTGAATACTGTTTTATTGAAGTTGTACAGCACATCATTGATAATACTTCCAAATGAGGTCAGAAATATCAGCAAGTCCTGAGTTGACACCGACCCGTCACCATCCAAGTCACCAGTGGTGGCACTACCGTCGGCTGTGTATGTCGATGTAGTTCCGTATCCCGCATTCACAAGGGCGTCGACACCCGTTTGAACAATAGCGGCCATCATGTCCTCAAACGTAATCTTCCTGACAGCATTGTTCCCATTCTCTTGAGTCAGAAATAGAGTGTCTGGATTTCCCTGCAGATACTCAGGATTTTCCAAGGCAGCGTTGCTCACTGAGAGGTCATCAAGCAGGTCGAGCCTCTTCATAAACCTGTTTGGACTTTCTTCCGTCAAGCCATTGGTCCCCGTAATAGCGCCCGTCCCCACCGAAGACACAGATCCGGGTTCATACTGACCACTAACGCTATTGTAGATCAGCACATCGTTGTTGCTGGGCGCGTCAGTAGAAACATTGCTTAGGTTCTCAATGTCTCCCGTAGCGGCGGCAGTGGTGCGCTCGGCATACTGCAAGAAGAAGGTGAACCCCCCACCGCTGATCTCAGCTATCAGCTCGTCACCATCTTCCAAGACGATGGGCGAGGTAAGACACTCCGCAGCCTTATTTGCGGGATAGTCGGCTGGATTCGTCTCTGCGGTCGTGTCACCAAAAGTTGCCTGAAAGAAGCTCTTGGTTACGTTGTCGTCGTACTTACTGATCTTCAGCTCCACAGTAGTCAGTACACTTCCGCTCTGAAACTTGCATACGATACTGTTTACGATAACCGTATCAATGCCAGAACCCGGTGTCAGCAGAGTATTTTCAATCGTATTGGTAATCGTCTGCTGCTTACTCTTATAGTTAATTGCCATTGCTTAATTTTTAGTCTCCGCCACGAGGTGGGTTGTGCGTCTGAGTCGTAATACTAGGATTGGCCTTCGAGGTCAAGCCTGTAGTTGGGCGAGTTGCCAACAGCTTGTTCATCTCTTCCTCTTCCTGAATCTGTTTGACATTTACGATCTCGGTCTGATTCGTATTGATCTTACCCTTCTCTGCATCCAAGTCAATGTAGCTCTGAACGGAGATATTGTGCATCTTTCTGCCGTTGCGACTTATCCTGCCCCCGACATTTTTTCCTGGGGCAAACTTACCCCCTGGATTTTTCGTTCCCATCCCATTTACCGGGAAGGTAAAGTCTACTAGACCGCTCTTCTCTCGTGTCTGAAAAACCTTTAGATACGAAGCTTCAATGCCTTCGTTCATGGTCCACGTATAAGAGAGAGGCATTAGGTACTCCGTGATAGACTTATCGCCTACGAGCTTTTTGAAAGCCATCACATGAAAGGGGTGAACCAAAGAACTCTCATCACTATCCTGTCGCTGAATAAGAGTCATGTCATAGACAACGCGACTCTCTCCAAAGAGGTCTATAAAGGAATTACAGACGTAAGAGTGGAGGGAGTCATACACGGTTTGCGGGATACCTGAATAAGCCACGTCACCCGCAGAGTGTCCACGCCACTGCAAGCGCTCACTGTGATCGCCTGACCCGCTAAAGTCGAAGTCACCTATGTCAGCGCTGTCTTTCCTACGAGCCCAAAGCGTACCCCCTACGTGAGTATTGATAAATGAGAGTCTAGACCCCAAGCGGGAAGACCCTAAATTCGCTAGCTCATACCCGTCGCCACCCTTGATCTTTGTGACAAAGTCTGCACTTTCGGAGCCATCGCCAATCTGGACCCTAGCGCCCTCGACATGAATAAACTCAGGAAGAGTCCTCCAGCTTCCAGAGCCAGTGTGCTTACGATAGCCACCGGTGCCGTTTGCGTATGCGGTTCTCCATATCGGGTTGTACGACGCACCATTATTCGGGCGTGGGCCCTCATTATGCTTCCAATAGCTGAAGCCCATCTCGAAATAGAAAGACTCGAAGTCCAAGACCTCTTCGTTGCCTCCAAGAGGAAGCTCCACGCTTTCTTGGCCCCCAAAGTATTGCACGAAGGTAGATTCCTCGGCTTTCTCGTACTGCACGCCCTCGCCCTCTTCCCCATCGTTGTTATCTAATTTACACCCAATAGGTGCAAAGTCGGGCTGATGCAAACCGTACTGAGCGTCATAATTCTCAAAGGTGTCAGTACCCCATCCATCACCAGACTTGGCGTACTCCCCGTCAGGAACGAGCACCTCGAACCACCCATCTTCAAAGTCACTATCTCCGGTCTTAACCCAATCAAGACTTTCGTACACCTTACGGAAGTAGGTCCTATCGCTTCCAAACTGAGCGAGTGTGTTGCTATGAATAAACCCTAAGCCATTACCCTTGATGTTGATACCATCGGGGCTGCCATTAGTGTTTATGTGAGTGGTGACGTGTCGACGCAACCTGTACACCGTCCCGTCGGTAGTGGTGAACTGGATCCTATATCGAGCAATCAAGGTTTTACCTACGTGGAACTCACGAAAGAACGTACTCTCAGTTGCGTAAGTAAAAGCTTTCTCCCGTGTAAACCTAACCACGTTGCTGAAGTCAAACTTCATCTGCTCCCCACTCTGGAACTCAAGATCATTGATGGTGTAGGCGGGAAAGCCTGTGTAGTCCGTGATGTCGTGAGGGAACTTATAGAAACCTAAGTCGAAAGACTGGTAGGAGTCTCCATTACCGTAGGTTCCAAGCGGGTCATCAGGTGCGCCACTGCCTCCTCGGTGCAAGCAAGCGTACCAAAGATCCCTCCTGTTTCCATCTACTGCCTCGAAGTATTGACTGTACTGAACCTGCATGACACTACTCATGTTTGCATAGCCTCCAGCTTGCTGTGCTGCAGCAGAAACAGTGGCGTAGTTCATAGCTTCAGAATGGTTAATATGAGTAATCGTTGTGTCCAAGAAGTACCCATTAGCATACAGCCAGTCACTGCCACCCTCTTCATGAGTCATGTTGACCTGATAAATAGGCAGCGTCCTTCTCTTTACAGCACCACTGCGGACCTCGTACCTAGCGTCACCATCAGCAATGTACCAGTCGTCATCTGAAGTAAGCTCTCCGTCGCCACCGACATTTCTAAAAGTATTCAGGTCGCCATCTGAGGTCCTGAACATGTGCCTAGACCACGCCACACCCTGACCCCTCATTGTCGATACGTCAAGCCTACACATCAGGTTGATGTAACCATTGAACATACAAGCAGTAGCGCCAAACGTCTTACAGATATCCTCAAGCACAGAGTACGTGTCGAAGAAATCAAGAATCGGCGCGAGGTTTCGATGTCTGTCTACCTGCTTCTTAGGCTTGGTAAAGGTCTCTGCACGAACCTTTATGTAGTACAACTTAGAGTCCCCGCTATGGAACTCCTGACTAGCCTCTCCATCAGGGCGTGGGTCTGGAAACCCAATCTCACTCACTGTAGGAACATGAGAACTTGGAGTGTTGGCATCGCAGTATTGCTCAAATGCCGATCGAGCGGGGAGCTTTTTGATGATCTCCCTCATGTAGTAAGTCAGCGGGTGAAAGCCCGTGTAAGGGCTTCCGTTATCCTGTCGCCACGGCCTCCCCTGAAGAGATGCAAGACCATCGGTAAATGTAAGGTCCACCAAGTGCTGCCTTTCAGCGATTCTGATATTAGTTTCCTCAACCAACAAGTGACCGTACCAATATGGTGTATCTGAATCGTTCCAGGAGTCAAAGAAAAGTGCAAACACATCTCCCTCGTTGAGGTTCATAAGATTCTCCAAAGTCTGAAGCTGATCATCGTCGAGAAGAGCAGTCATCTCCAGAGTGGAGCCCATGAAGGCGGTCATGAATCGGCTTTGATCTCCAGCCCAAGTCAGCTTCATACCCGGATGAACCAACGACATTTCACCCCCGTTCGGTATAAGGTAGGTGTCGGGCGTGGTGTGACCAATGGCAATGCGATACTTGCGCCTAAATTGATTGCCGTTCGCAGCACCGTACTGCTCATGGTACTTGGTGTCAAATATGATGTTAAGAGGCATTATCCGAATGTACGATCCATAGCGCGTGTACCGCGCTCATTAGCAAGAACGATATTGTTACCGCTGATGCGGCCACCCAAAGTCACAGTCTCAGACCCAGACTTGGCAAAAGGGTTAGTGAAGCCGCTCCCTCCACCCCCAGTGTTAAAGCCGAACCCCTGGCCCAAAAACTGAGTAAAGCTGGTGTCCGCAGCACCCCCCTTCATGAAAGCACCACCGGTCAAGATATTCAACACAATGAACAAGGCAATGAGCGTTATGAGTTTACCGATGAGAGCGTAGAAGGTGTTTAGGAATCCATCCTTCAGTACCTGGAAGAAATCCTTGCCATCCTTGGCTGCCTGAACAAAGGCATCGCCCACAAAGTTAATCTGCTGCTGAACGAACTGCTGCAAAGCAGCGTACTTGTCGTACTCCTCGACCAAGCCTTCAGTAGCCTTGATCATCTTTTCGATGTTATCAGCGCTAATACCGAGAGTGGCTGCGAGCTCGGGGTCTGCCAATGCCTTAAAGAAGAGTTCTTGCAGAATTGGCAAGCGAGCATTCAGGGCGTCTACATTGGTGATAATACCAAACAGAGCATCCTTATCGAGCGCCTGAAGCTCGGCCTGAAGGCTCTTGAACTCCGCCTCACTTTCAAGCCTCTGCGCCGCAAGAGTGAGCGAGGTGACGGCATCGACATTATCTTGAATGGCTTCGTTCGTCGCGATAAGGTCATCCCTGAATCTCGTGTATGCAGCTAGGGTCGATGTAAGCTCTGCGAAACCTGCATCACCTTCGGTTAGTCCGCTTAGACGACCCTCCAAGTCTTTGATAGCAAAGCCAATAGACTGCAGACCAATTAGCGCTGAGCCATCACCTAAGTCGAAAGAGCTGTCGACGAGAGCAAGCTTGTCGGGAAGTTCGTTGAACCTCTTAGTGAGCTCTTCAACCTCAGCGGCACTATCTGAACCGAAGAGGCTAATCTTCTTGTTGATCTTATCAAGGTCTCTGATCAACCTAGGATCATCCGTCCCTAAGTCCAACTTAAAGTTCGTCTCCTGAACGGTCTTAGTGATGTCTTCCAGCTCAGCCTTGTAAAGATTGAGGAGATCGACATCTTTTTGGTCAACAAGGAAACCTGCTTTCTGCTGAGCACTGATAAGAGTGGTCAGTCTTGAAATCTCACCGCGAAGGAAGCCAGTACGCTGAATGAGGTCCTTACTGAACAGGAAATTGTTAAGACCTTCTGCGTCTCGTGAGGCGTCAGCCAGGCCCTTGAACTTAATTCTGCGCTCTAAAGTTCTCTGGAGCCTAGCATAATTGTCACGAGTCTTTTCAAAAAGAATGGCAAGGTCAACCTTACCTGCGGCAGTTTGCTTAGAGATGAAATCATCAAGAGCCTTTACAATGCCGTCAATGGCGCTCTTTCTATCATTGAGACTGCCCTTCCCTGCGTCCAAGCTGCCTTTAAGCAAATTCTCTAGGCTGGTATCTTGCTTGATGAGGATGTTACCAAGCTTAAGGCTCTCAGCATTCAGCCTTTCGATGTCTCCTGTGACATTTTTGACATTGCCGCTGGCAACACCAAATCCAGCAACCACATCCTTGACTGTATCTACGAGCTTCTCAAAATCAGTGACGGATTCCTTAGCGCTCGCCTGATCCTTGAATATGCCACCAAACTCTTCAGATAGAATCGAAAGCTCTTGTGCCTTCTTTAGCTGCTCCTCTTGTCGCTTCAAGCTCTCGGCCTCAAATTTAGCGAGCAGCTCCGCGTCAATCACGCGCTGTGCCGTGAGCTCTTTAATCTCCCTCTGGATATTCTCAGCAGTACGGTACTGTCTTACGAACTCCTCCGCAACCTTAGCGTCAGCAGCAAAGGCACCGTCAGAACCAAAGAATCCGCCACCAGAGAACAAGGCGTCAAGCTCTGCGACGAGCTGGGCGCCACTCTTACGGAGGTTGGTACCGGTGTCCGTAAAGAAGTTTTGGAAGGGCGTGCTGAGAGACTCTTGAGCAACAGAGAGAGCTTCATCAATACGCTTCAGTGATTTATTAAGCTCAGTCTCTTGAGAAGCGAGTTGCTCGGCACTGAAGATGCTAAGATCGAGGTCGTCGATCTTCTGCTTCACAAGATCGAGGTATTTATCGACCTCGGCACGAGCGGCAGCATTGTCGAGGATGAGCGCTACCTCACGCTGCTTCTCATTCCCAATCTGTTCCTGAGCAACAGCCAGGTTATTCTCAAGGCCCAGCTCTCGAAGCTCCTCAGTACGTGCAGAAATTTTTTCCTGAAGCTTGTCAATCTCCTTCAGGTTATTTAGTACGCGCTTAAAATTATCAGCGCTGACCTTGACGAAATCCTTGAAAGCTTGGTCAAGAGAAATGCTTACGTCAGCTTGTACCGCCTCCTGATTGAGCAGGTCTTGTAGCTTAGTCTTCTCCCGGTCAATGTCGATCTGTAGCTGAGCCTTGACAGCGACCACTCCTTCGAGCTCACCAAGCAAACCTTCGCGACGACCTCGGACATCGCCAAAGTCACCCGCTGTAGCGATAGGAAGGTTGTTTATGCTCTCAGCAAGACGCTTGGCCTCAAACTCGGCGGCAGCAAGCTCCCGCTTATAGTCCTTGAGCACGCTGCGAGACTTTTTGATCTCATTGCTGAAATCTTTAAGTTCCACATCGGCGTTGTTCGCGCTGAATTGATTGAAACCATCAAGTTCCTTCTTCGCCGCGCGGATAGCGGCTTGCAACCTATTAGTGGCTTCAATCTTTTCTTCAGCCCCGAGCCTATCGTCAACAGCGACCTTATCAAGCTCCTCATTCAGAACCTTGATGGAGCGTGTAACCTGCTCAGCCCCATCTTCAGCGAACTTTTTCAGATTACCTGTAATCTCCAAGAAACCTTCCTGAGCTCCCTTTAGGGCCCCGAGGGTTTTACCAAGCTCAATCTTAGAGGCGATGCCCAAGCTAACGATTGCGGCAATGGTAGCTAAGATAATGCCAGGAGCGCTAAGGAAGGTCGCGGCGAGAGCGGTGCCAACCTGAGTAACCAAGAATACAACAACAGGAAGAACCGCGAGGAATGTTCCGATCGAAACGACCAGTCTGATGGTCCCCTTGTCAGCATCCTCTAAGAACTCCGCAAAGCCCTGGAATGAATCAGCGACGCTTAGGAGCGTTGGACCAAAAGCTTCCCCAATCGTGATACCCGCCGATTCCGTCGCCGCCTCAATACGCTTGAGGGAGAAGAACAGCCTGTCGTTGAGGGCGCTCTCCAAGGCCGCTGCCGCTCCACGAGAGTCCAGAAGCTTCTGCTTGAGGATTTGGAACTCGTCTCCCATCTCGGAGATAACAGCGGCGGCAACACCGGCCCTGTTCCGGAAAATTTCAATAAGCTGATTGAAGTCGAGCTGCCCGGAGGTAAGGAGCTGCAGTTCTTTACCTGATACACCGAACTGCTTACCCAAGCGGATCATGACCCCCTTGAGTCGAGTACCTGCAATACCGCCTTTCTGACCTGCGTTAGCAAGCAGACCCAAGAGCGCTACGGTAGTCTCAAAGTCATTGCCCGTGATGTTGGCTACCGAACCTACGTTCTTCATAGCCTGACCGAAGTTCTCGGTGCTCAGGGCCGTTTCCTTAAACGCCACGGCCATAACATCGGCTACGCGGGTGGCGTTAAGGTTTTCGTTGCTGAACTGACGTACAGATTCAGCGATGGTGGTACCTGTCTTAACAAGGTCCCCACCGAATACAGCAGTGATACGTGTGGCGGCCTCTACGCCACCGACCACTTCTTGTGTACCAAAACCAAGCTTCGCAAGTTCGAGCTGAAGGTTGGCTACCTGCGTCGCAGTAAAGACCGTGGTACGACCCAGTCTTTTTGCCTCGCTCTCTAAGAGCGATAATCCCTGGCCGCTCGTAACAGCTTGCAACTGAGCTTGCAACTGGTCGAAGCCGGCTGCAGTCTTGATAGCTGCGGCTGCTACGAGACCAAAGGCCAGAGAGAATGTTCGTGAAAAACCTTGACCGAAGGCCACTGCCTCGCCCCTAAGCTTTTTAAGCCGTGCGCTTACCCTTTCGGAGTTGGTCATGAACCTCGTTACGTCGAGGGTCATAATTGCCGACAGGCGGCTTATGGTGGACAGACTTGCCATATCAGAAATTTTTCATTTTCTCCAGGAGAGCTGCCGCTTCTTCTTTAGAAGAGACGCCTCCCTGATTACGCTTCATTTGTACGAATGGGTTGAAGTCGTCAGGACCGTACCTCTTACCTTTTGCCGCGTTTGCGTTTGCAAACAAGGCCATCATGGATGCGGTTCGATCCCAGTCCCTCCGAAGTCTCCCCAAATATCCTTCCCTGTACCAGATGAATTCCCGCATCGTCATATTCCAGAACTGATCGGGTAGCAGCCCAAAGTCAAGGGCAGCCTGATACAATGTTTCCCAAGTAGCCTCTTCCTTCTGAGAGGAAGAGGTAGTTAGTTTCCCTCCTTCACCTCGTCATCGGCACCCAGAGCGGAAGACACAGCTTTCATCATCTCTTCGAGAGTATCGGGCTCGTCGAGTGATAGGGCGCACCAAACATCGAAGTCGGGAAGCTCGGCTTTCTTCCCTTTGCGGAGAGCAGCGTTCTTTGCGCCATAGTAGCAAAAAGCAGGAACAGCGGTGAGGGGGTCCTCGGCCATCCAGTCCTGGAGCTGGTCAATGGGTTTCTTGAAGTGCTGGCACATCAAGCGCAATGAGTTCAGAGTGAGTACTGCGTCGTACTTCTTTTTGCCCACCTTAAAGGTGAATTCGCCTCGTAGTTGATTCATGTGTGGTTGTATTAAAGGTTAAGGAGGCGGTGGCAACTACACCACCGCCCCCGTTCAATTAGGGTGTATCGTTGTAGTAGATATCGTCAACGCCTGTCAGGGAGACAGAGTAGTTGGCGATCTCGTCTACGGAACCCGTGAGAGTCACCGTGTCGATCAGAGCCTGACCGACGAATTCTTCGGTAGAGCCAGATTCACCCACGGACCACTTGACGACGACGTACTTCTTATCGCGAGCGATTTTGAAGAGGTCGGTGCCAGCGTCGTTGGTGTCTTGGATCAAACCGTCCGCCTGGACACTCCACGTCTGTGAGGTCTGCTGGAGCATACCCCCAGCTCCGTCGCGAGCGACGTTCTCCACAGCGTTGCTCACCTCGATGACGCTGTTGGTGGCAGCACCGACAAGGGTGAGAGCATTGGAGGAAGTACTAGCGCCAGTAGCGATACCGACCCATTCGTCGCCATTGACAACGAAGTCGCCAGCAGTCCAGCTTCCTGAAGATCCAGTGTTTACAGTTCTTTTAGAGGTGGAGCCCTCCAAGTAGTAGATGGCTACGCAGTTAGCATTGATTACAGCCATGATATTCTAGTTTTTAGTTATTGAATTTGTACAGTTTACCATAGCCGCGAATCGTGGCTGAGTAGGTTGAAGTGGAATCAAATGTTCCGGTGATGTTAGCGTTTTCAACGATGCCCTGACCAACGTAGGTGATGTTTTCATCATCAGTGCCAGATAACTCGTCATTGTCGATGTCCAACGTGTACTTGACGAGTACGTAATAACCGTAGTTACACATATCGAAGATGTCGGTTCCGTAAGACTCGTATGACCCCGTGTCCCGGTCTTCGGCACCGATCAAACCGTCGGCCTGGATGCTCCAGCTTTGAGCTCCGATACTCGTGTAGGTAGCGGAGTTACACTGCGTGGTCTTAGCCACCACCTCGTCGGTGGCGTTGCTCAAGTCCAACGTAGAGTTGGTCGCAGCGTAAGCCAAAGTGAGGATGTCATTGGCATTAGCAACGGTGTGAGGAGTGTTAGCGGGGTCATTACTGATATTGGAGTATCGAAGGATTGCGGGCGTAGATCCGGACGCATGAATGGTACTGCCGTTGGTCAAAAGGGCAAGATCGCCCAAAGAAGCATCCTCGTCAGCCATAGCATTTGCCAAAGCGGTGGATGAACTCGCATTGTCGAAAATCTTGTACGGTGTAGTGCTGGAGTAAGTATGACTCTTCAGGACATAAACACCGAGGTTGTTTGCATTAAGTAGTGACATGTGTTTTAAGTCTTAGGTATTGTACCAAGTGAAGAGGTTGCCGTACCCACGAACCGTAGCGCTGTACGTTTGAGTAGAGTCGAAGCTACCGGTAAGAGAGATGCTTTCAATAAAGCCCTGACCCATGTAGTTTACTTGAGACTCGTAGTTACCGGCATTATTTTGCTGATTGATGTTGGTGACGAAACGGACGACGACGTACTCTTTATTTCGAGCCAAGTCCATCAAGTTGCAAGCACCGCGCTCGGTGCCAGCGACAACGCCCTGGATCAAGCCGTCGCACTGCACCGTCCAAGCAGCAGCACCCAAGCTAGTGTAAGTCTCAGACTCACACTGCACACCTTTGGCTACGACCTCGTCTACAGTACGAGAGATGTCGATAGATGTGTTGGTTGCAGCAGCAGCAAGAGCGAGGTCTGCGGTGTAGTCTTCAAAGTCTGAGGCGCTGCTGGCAGAACCAGTAACTTTACCGAAGGCAGGGCGCTGGTCCTCTGCGCTGGTGTAGGTATTATCGTTTTGCTCAAAGAGCTTCACCTTGTCAGACTTCACTAGGAAGCCTGTGGCGCCAGTTCCCTCAGCGAGGTAGAATGCCTGAACCGCGTCGTCAAAGGTGTCGGTGCTGTCGTCGCTGACGTACACCTTGTAGGGCTCTGTCGATGAGGATCCATCATAGACGTACAACCCCATGAAGTTTGCATTAAGGAGTGACATTAGATTCTGTTTAACTGTTTAAGTATGCCCGCAAGATTCGCACGGAGTTTCTTCCGATAAACACCAAGCTTCTGCTTGATTGCGGGTTGTACGTGAGGCTTGCCGGGATGATTCCTTGTGCCGAGTTCGGCCCAGTGATCACGCCATCCCGCCTTGCCAAAGGATTGCCCCTTGAAAACCCCCTTGCCGCTGATGGCACCCACACGGATACCGATAACGCCAGACGGAGCCTTCTTCAACTTGACCGCCGCATAGGAACGGGACAGCTCCCCAGTGCGACGCGGTGCCAACTTACCCATCTGCTCCTTCATAGGATCTGCAGCATCCTTCATAGCCCGGATAAGAGCTTCCTCCCTTGTCTTGAGAGTCATGTACCTACGCATCAAGCGTGGCAAAGGGTCTGATCGCTCAAACCCAATGAAGTGGAAGTTGGTCCTCGTTGATCTGCCTACCCGTACCGCCATCAGGTGTTTGGGTTGCTATCACCTTGATTGTCACGGCGCCGGCCACGGATACGCATACCTTCGCGACGACCCACAGGGAGGATAGAGTAGACATTGAAGCGGCCTCCGTTCCAGATGATAACATCGTCGAACTGAATCCCGCTAACCCATCGGCACTTAAACTCAGCCTTCATCTCACCCACGGTCTGATCGTCATCGCTAAACTCCGACGCTCCTGCCGAGGGGGTGCCCAGGTGAAGGATACTACAACGCACACCTTCCTTCCAAGGTGATAGCTCTTCCACGGTGTCGCCCCAGTCATTGATGGTGCGGGTCACGCGGTAGATGTCAATCTTCTCATGTAAGCTTCCTGCCTTCATTAGAACTGACGTACACTTTGGATTAGACGGCGAACTCCCTCCTTCAACTCTGTCGTGATACCACCGATGTTTTCGGCTTCACGCATGTTGTAGTAGTGACCTACAAGCAGGAGGGCTGCTTGCTTGTATTGCTTGGGCAGAGACATGAAGTCTGTCCCGGCCTTAAAGGTGAGCTTCCAAAAGTCTTCCTGCTCATCGGCGGCGTCATCCAAGAGATCCACCCCCTTCCGAATGTCGATGTGGATAGGGTAGCGGGTGGTGATGATGCGGTTGTCAAAGTCCATACCATCCGTCACCTCGTAGTAGCGGTAGTACGTCTCCGTCGTGGCATCGTCGTAGATAGCTACGAGCTTGATACGGTACAGACCGACATTAAGAGTCACGTTCGTAAGCAGATCGCCATTGCCGTCAGCAGAAAGCACCACGGGCGTCACTTGCGTGTCGGCGACATAACCTGCATCAGCAAAGGAGTACTTCTCCCATGTGTAGGTGAGACCCGTCAGGCCAGTCACCTCACTAAACTTATCACTAGAGACATTAAGGACGGGAACGGTGTAGGAGCCGTAGCTCGCCTCGTAAACCACAGAGTCGCCCCCGTTCGACCATACCTCGCTGGCATCGTCAGAGTCTGGGACCTTAGAGTATGCCTTGTAGTCCTTGCTCCAGGGACGCTCATCGTCGGCGTCTTCGGAGAGGTAGTAGAGCTGGCCCAAAGAGGTCACACCTTGGATGCCCGATACCGACAAGGGAAGCTTACTCTCGTCTTTGTTGATATACAGCTCCACCTCGTGCTCACCGAGTAAACGGTCGCTGAGGTTTTGCATGTAGTCCACAGCAGCTTCAAGGTAGATCAGCAACAGATCATCCTCCGAGTTGTCGATGGCACGGACATGGCTACGCATAAGCGCAGTCGCAGCAGCCTCCACCTCAGCCAGTGACTCACCCTCACCGGGGTTGTCCGTTACTGGTTCCTGAGCATAGAAGAGGCGCAGTGCCTTCTCGGATGATAGTCGTGATACCTTTGTGTGCATGTAGAGAGATAAAAGGGGGCCAGGCCATTTCCTAGCCCCCAGTTATTTTAGTTATTCAGGCAGCCTTACTCAGCAGCACCCATGTTCTTGAGACCCTGGAAGCCGTCGCCCTGCAAAGTCTTGAAGGACTTGTAAGCATTGGCGATGATCCGCACGATGCCGTGGTTGGCATCAGTGTAAGGGTCAACCATGATGTTCAATCCGCCCCAGTTACCCATCACACACTGAGAGGCATCCACAAAGTGCATGCGACCTGTAGTCACTGATGAAGAAACGATGGTTTCGTACCCAATCACATTCAAGCGATCGAGTGGGCTAGTACCCATCAACATTCCTGAACCTGAGTCCAAGCTCAAAGTACGAGCCTTGCGGAATGCTGCTGCTGAAGACAACACCTTGATGTTTGCCAAGTCAACATCAGCTCCCAACAAAGCAGCCTCCAATGTGAGGGGGTTCACTTCAGAGCCAGATACCTCGCTGTAAGCGTTAGAAGCTGCGCCAGAAGCAGTAGCGATTTCGCTTGCGATGTCTGCGTTGAACTTTGACTCGACAGCCTTGCGGATATCTGCGGCCAAGAACGCACCCATGTCGTCAGCAGACTGAGCGAGCATCTGCTCAGTAACCTTGGTGTAGGCGCTGTAACGGTTAGGGTTCAAAGTAACAGGAGCGAAACCAGCAGCTTCGATTTCAGCGGTTGCACCTTCATCAACTTTCGCACCAGCGATTTCTGTGCCCTGAACCTGGAACACCACGTCACCCGTGAGGTTGTTCAAAGTACGAGCTCCGAGCTGAGTACCGATGTCGCGAGGACGGAAGGCAGCTACGAGGCCAGCGTCCTGCTTGCCGATAGTACCGCCAAAGGCGTCGACGTGAGCTTGACCCGTGCCAGCGCTAGCGTCAGCGAGACCAAGGGCGCCGTCGTCGACACGCATAACCATAGAAGGAACAGAGAAACCTCCGCTCACGTTGATCTTAGAACTAGCAAACTCGCTGCGAGCTTCCTGGTTCATTTCGGCTTCGAGGCCGGTCAAGCGACCTTGTGCCGCTTCCTTGATTGCCTTACCAAAGCTGTAACGCTTTGATACGTGCATTTCAGTATCGCCCAAACCCTGTACGTAGGCCGGGGCTGTTTTTTTCTTGTCTGACATTTCTTCAGATTTTGAGTTTTGAGAACGAGCCTCCGGCTCTTTATGTGAAACTTGGCGGGGAACGAGTTCTCCACCGGGCAGCCCGTAAGCATTAACTACGAGGTCTGGGTCTGCAATAAGTACCTCGATTTCTTTTGTGCGCTCTTCTTCATCCTCCTCTTCCTCTTCTTCCTCCATTCGCTCTTCGTCTTCTTCCTCTTCTTCAGATTCTTCCATACGCTCCTCATCTTCTTCCTCCTCTTCTTCGCTGCCGTCCATATATGCACGGTCATCTTTTTCTTCCTCCTCGTCTTCTGAGCGTTGAACAGCAGGGATCACGTTGTTGCCTTCGCAACCACAGTCCTCCTTATCTGAAGAAGCCTCTTCGACTACGAGCTCCTCTTCGCGAACTTCTTCTTGTTCAATAGACATTACTTCTTCGTTTGCGAGAGCCAGCTCCATAGAACGGAGTCCGACCTCTGTTGTAGGGTACGCACCTTGCGTCGTTGGGCTTACATCGAAAAGCATTCCTACCTCGGTGATGGTACGAAGGTTGAGACCGTCTTCACGACGTTCCCACTCGTCACCTCGCACCGTAAAGCCGAAGCTGCTAGTCGACACATTACCCATGCGGATGTTCTCCGCAAGATCTTTGGCGTAGCTCTGGTTGCCAAGCTCGAAGCGATACTTGAGTCCCCGTTCATCAACCTCAAGCAACAGGCCGCGACCCACGCGAGCGAGTGGCTGGTCAATGTTGTGGTTGAACAGAGCTACGGTATTACTCATGTCCGCCCCGTCAAAAGCTCCAGGAGCAACGCGCTCAACGAACTGGCCCCCGATCTCAGTCTCGTCATTGAAGACGGCAGCGTAGCCTTCGACTACGTTTGGCTTGCCTTCCTCTGAACGGACCTCAACACTGGAGGACAGGAATCGCTTCTCTACGTTTTTCTGTGCCATCGTTGGGTTATTTAGTACTCAGTGGGTGGCCCTTTGTGAACAAGTCCGTATCGTGCTTTCCACTGCGAAACTTTTCATTTCTTAGGGCATACAGGAATGAGTTCACACGAGCGTATGCCCACTGCTCGGGTGACTTTACGTTAGGCCGGACAGATCCGGGGTTGGTCTTGTAGGCTCCGACACCGCGCTTGAAGACAGCGGTGAGGGTGCGTAAGTTCGTCTTCTTAGTGGGGGCCGTGACCTTTTCGTTGTGGTCGTCCACCTTCTTTTGCAAACCCTTCTTTACTGCCCCTGTGATCTCGGAACGGCTATTTCCCGTGGCGTCGTCGTGGGTGTTGCATGCCATATACACCTTCTCCCCTTCGAGCTCATGCTCGTGGAAGCCGCTGCATCCGATAGACTCTGCGTGAGCCAGGGCTGCCTCTGGGGAGTCAAAGACGGGGGAGCCGTCAATCTCACCCACCTTAGCACGGCCCTCTGCCTTATTGATTACGCCGCTGCACCAGCTACGCATAGTGCTACCGCCCCATGCTGCGTACATGATACTTCCACAGATCTCCTTTCCATTGTCGTCAAAGAACTTACCCTGATTGTAAGTCTCCGCTCGGGATAGGAAAGAGAAAGTCCTCTTCACCGTAGACAGGCTGAGCTTCTCTCCGGAGGCCAACTGGTTAGCTCGCTGCCAACCGACGGCAGTTCCACACTTCGTTCCGTTTTTCTCACGGTGGCGCAAGGCACGCCGAGCGGCTGCCTTAGCTGTATCTGGATACCCACCGTAAGTCTTAGCCATCAGACGAGGTTCTTGGCTGTCAAGTTGGTGACAGCGCCAGCGGCATCGGCGTCAGAGAATCCAACTTCGTGGCGAAGGACATCCTTGCCAACTCTCTGAAACCATACACCTTCCGTAGCATCAGTGGAATCATCACCGGAGGCTCCACAGGAATTAGTTACAGCAGTGTACCATGCCGTGCCATTAGCGGTAGGAATCTTAGCGACTAGAGTAGCTTCACTCTCCGCCATGTCATCTCGCAAATCTGCGACAAAGTCCGAAATAGCGGACCCAGGGTTTGCATCTGTAATTGATGTTGTGAATTCGTAAACGGGGCGGAAAGGAACACTGTTGTTGACAAAGTCATTGTTGCCAGTAGCCTTAGTGTCGTGCAGACCTCGGCAGCTTACGATTTTGTACTTGTAGAAGTAATCAGCCATTTTCTTCGTTTGTAGTATTTGTTACTGAATCGGCATAATCTTGCATGCGATCCAGAGGAATCATGTTGACTTGGATGTGGTGAGAATCGCCTCCATCAACCGGGCCAAGTCCCTCTTTGCCGCGCACCTCATTGATCGACATAACTCCATCTTGCAAGGCTTGATGGTAGAATTTGGATCGTGATTCGCTGTCCGCGCGTAACAGGGTGTCGACATTAAATTGGCATTGGAGGGTTTCATCCTCACTCAACAGCTTACGTTCAACTTCATTCTCAATCCGACGAACCCAAGGGAGGATGGTGCTTTGCTGAAACTGAAGGACCTGCTGCTCGTAGTTGCTGTAAGCAGTGTTTCCTTCCAAGCCAATCATTGCAGGTGGTACAGAGTAGATACGCGCAATCTCTTCCGTGCTGTACTTTTTCATCTGCAAGAACTGGATCTGATCCAGAGATACCGATAGTGGTTGGTATTGAAAGCCTCCGCCAAGGATAGCAATCTTGTGAGCGTTGTGCTTACCCATGTACTCGCGCTCCCACATCTCCTGGGCTTGCTTCATCTGGTCTGCGCTCATGTGTTCCTTCGTAGAGAGGATACCTCCCATCATGCCCCCGCTCTCAAAGAACTTGGCACCGAAGTCTTGCACCGCCTTGGCCGTAGTAAAGTTTTGGATCTGCATGTGCGTGGGGTTGATGCCACGGAATGCGTTGATCTCCAACATGTTTGTTTGATGCACCGCGTTGGGAGCACCATCGTAGGTGTACCACTTCTCCCCCGTCTCCGGGTGGATGGTGTGGCTGACCCGGATCGCCGGGATATAGAAAAGCTCCATGTTGCCGGGCTCTCTGCTGATGTAAGCATAGCCGGTACCGTGAAGCAAAGCGTCTGAACAGATGAGCTGCCAAAACTCGTATGCACCGAGATACTTGTTTGGCTCCCTAGAAATCAGTCGGTGGACTGGGTGGGCGGCGAGTAGGTCCCGCGATCCGTCGGGAGATACTCTAACCACTGAGGCTTCAAGACTGGCAATAGTGTCGGCGATTTTGCTGACACACGCATAGACAGCGGACAGCTCCAGCGCGTCCGTTCCAAACTTGTAACCCTCACCATACAACCGAACATACTGTGTGCGTAAGGCTGCTGTTGGTGAAACAAAGGTTGAACGGGAAGTGACGGCGCGGAAGAGTCTAGTGAAGATGCTAGGCTTAGATGCTCCTTCAGACATTGGCACGAAAGTATTACTGATTAAGTGAGCGAGATCGGTTCTCACACATTACCCCCTCCGATCACCGCCATAAAGAATTCAAAGTCCGAATCCTCGTCCTCTACGAAGGTCAGCGCTTCACCCATAGCCATGACTGCCGCAACCACCCCGTCGATCTTATCTCCACTCTTAGACTTGTCCGGTTTGATGTTTCCGCTGGCATCGAAACGCAAGCTTACGTTACCCATCATCCACCTAAGAACTTCGTCGCCGCCATGACACACCTTGCCCTGAAGCACACACTTTTCAAACTCCTTAGATGGGAAGGACATAGAGGCAAAGCCCTGACCGAATGGATCGCAGGGAACGCCGTCACCCTCTAGGTCGCGGATAAGGTTCAGGGAGTTCCAACGGTCATACGCCACACCCTTTACGAGATACTTCTCCATAAGGTTACGTTCGTCGTACTTCACCTCCCCATCCTGAATGTAGTGACCACTGATCAGTCTGCGAATGACATTGTAATCCGTGACGTTGCCGGGGGTCAAGTGTACATGAGGGTCGTCCTTAAACCCAAGGTACACGCTGTTCTCATCTTTGTCCAGGCGACGCTCTACAGCACGCTCAGGCATAAAGTAGTGCATCTCAAAACCCCAGCCCTTATCATCGTTACCCGTGCAGATGGCAAGCGCCGTGATGTCATCGGTCGAAGCGAGATCGAGTCCCAAGTACGCGACGGGCTTGCTCGCTTTCTCGTCTATGACGTGAGTAACGTGAGGCTCGCGACAGTTGGCTTCGCTCATCCAATCGTCGTCCGGAATCCATACGGCCTCTGATCCAACGAACACATTCAAGTGCTTTACCATAAACTCGGTGATAGAACGGCTCCCATAGAGCTTTGCGTTTTTGCATTGCGCCTCTAGATACTCTTTGCTAATTGAGACCGAAAGGTTAGGGTTCGATTTTAGCCATGACTGATAATCGTCCCATGCGTCCTCGTCGTCGATCTCATACGGGAGGATAAGCAAGCGGTCGTTCGTCTTCGTTCCATCAAGGACAGCCTTACCTGCCTTCATAAACATGGCACACGGTCCGTCAGCAACAAACCCGGCGGTTGTGATAGCCAGCATCAAGGGTGACTGACGCGAGCCCATAGATGATGCGAGGACGCGGTACAGATCTGCTGTCTTCATAGCGTGGAACTCGTCCACCACAGCGAGATTCAGATTGAGACCGTCAAGGGTGTTCGCGTCAGAACTCAGCGGCTTGATAACGCCATTGCGCGGAGTCTTCACCTCAGCACGTTGCACTGTGAAGCGCTTGGAAAGAGCAGTGCTACTCTTTACGCACCTGCATATCTCATCGAAGACCTCCTTAGCCTGATCCCTTTTAGTAGCTGCTGTGACAAGCTGTGGGGCACCATCGCCATCAAGGGTAGCCATTGCCAAGGCTATAGCTGCAGCAAGTTGGGACTTACCATTCTTACGTGCAACGAACAAGTGAGCAGTATTGAATCGCCTGTGGCCTGATGACTTGCTCACCCACCCGAATATCTGCCCGACAAAGAAAACCTGCCATGGCTCCAGGAGGAACGGCTTGCCAGCCAACTCCCCACGGGTGTGTACGCATACACGCTCAATGAAGTTCAGGTACCGAGCCGCTTCGTGGGCATCGAACTTCCACTCCCAATCTTCGTTTTCTAGGTCCGCGACAAAGCGCTCCGCTGCGAGCTTGATGTATTTGCCCGTAGGGATTTCATCGTTGAGCACACCATGGGCATACTCAAACATTTTGATCACCACTGTCGCGTCGACGCCCATAATCACCTATTGCCACTCCCCGCAATTAGAGCAGATGTCGATATCTGAGTGCATTGTAGCTCCGCAGCATTCGCTTGTCCGCTCGTACTCATTGTATGCGTCTTCCATTAAATCAAATCGTCAATCTCGTCTCCCTCTTGGGATTTGTCGTTGGCACTGCTGGCGTTGGCCGCTGCTCCTAAGATACGGCTGCGGTCCATGGGACTGAGCCCCAGCTTGGCACTGAGCTTGAGCACCTGATCCTGAGCCTTCGACAAGGCGGTAAACGCCCCACTAACATTTGATGTTCCGTTAGGGTAAACCTGGATAGCGTCTCCAAACCCATGCACATGACGAGCAACAGCGATATAGATTGCAAGGCTTTTCGCAAGCATAGTGACGGTGATAACATCAACTGATTCGATTAGACCCCGGTCGTTGAGGTAGTTCACTACAATGTCAAAGAGGCGGTTGCCGTCATCGTCCAACTGGAAGATAGGCTTCAGGTCTTTGGCGCCGATCTTATTGATGGCGTCCTTTACGTCGTCACCTTCCTTGCTGTTGTTAAGCTGCTCTACGGCAGCCTTCATGCGGTCTAGTGTATCTGACATCAGGTGTGTAGATTGTGGTAGTTCCAGATGCGCCACCCATACTGCGTGCCACTTGTTTGAAGAGCCACCAAGGTGATACACGCATGGGTTTTATTGAGAGAGTAAGCTTGACCATTCTGGACATGCTCCGTAGACCCTGAAGCCTTAACTAAGTTGATAGTGTAGTTATTGCCCACTTGACTGCCAGTGAAGATGGTATAAATCTTGCCAAGATTTTCCTCTGCGAGCGGCAACTCGAAAGCATGTGTGGAAGAACCACCCTGCACCGTAACCATGTCCAGAAAGTAAACCTGCTCATTGAGGTCAGCAACGGTAGTTTCATTTGGACGAAGCTTGTACATGTACTTCACCTTCATGTGGTCGGCCCCCTGAAAGGCCGGGCTGAGGAACACGGTGTCGGTGGTGTCCACGCCAGTGTCCATCTCCCACATCACTGTAACGTACCCTTGGTGGATGTTGTCCACGTCTACGAAGTAACGCTCATCGAAAAGCCGGATACGGAAGTTGGAGCTGTTGGCCGCAAGCATAGCAAGCTTGACCTGATCGTGGATGGCCGTACACTCGCGGGCGCTCTTATGGAAGACGGTGATGTCGACACGGTAGGTGGTGGCAGCAGCATAGCTCTGCGTCACGGGTTCGTAGTCTACGTTTCCAAGCGTGACCGTAAGGCCAGGCAGTTGATCGCGCTGCGGGCGACGGGCGAAGGTGATCTTCTCTGCGGGGAGCAGGTCCGTCAGACCGGAGTAACTGGTAAGGGCGCTGCGGACTTCCTGCAGCAAAGTGCTCATACTCATGTTCGAGTAATTTTTCTAAAGTGCTTACGACGGAGGTAGTCCTCCCATTCCTTCTGGGTTTCAAAGTACACACCCTTGCCCGAGTAGCTGGCTCGCCTCACGTTGCACGAACGGCAACTGCCGACGATGTTCTCTTGATCAAAGAATTCTGATCGAGACGTTAAACGTGAAGAGGGGATGATGTGGTCAGCGTCCGTCGCCTCAGTAGCGATGCCGCATGCCAAGCACCACACGCACAGAGGGTCACGGAAGAGAACCGCATCCCGAGTCGCTTGCCACTCCGCCGTCTTGTACAAAGGGTTGCTCTGCGAAGCTTCGCTGCCCTTGAAAGGTTTCTGCAACTGACCATCCTCCCGGCTACGAACCGATCGTCCCTTCTTCTCCGCCATCCATGGCTTCTTGCGAGCGCGTCTTTTGAGATCCATTCCGCAATGATATGACCGGTGATGTGAGCGGTGAGATGGAGAGGAAGAATCGCGAAAGTTTTTTCCGAGCAACACCGCCCGATCGTCGCAAGCCCAGTAGCCGCGCGGTTTCTTACTGCTACCCCCCCTACACAAAATAAACTTTTAGAAAACTATCTCTCCATCTCTCCGAGATCCGGGTTTCACCAGTGTTTGCAAGGCTTTCCGCTGGAGAGATAGCGGTGAGGAACGGTGATATAGGGTGAGGAAGCGGCATTTGACCCCCCCTAGGGAAATCTCCCCATAATGTTTCTTTGAT